GTCATTATGTAGGCACCCCTGTCAGGAGACCCAGTCGCAGCAGTCATAGACTCGTTGGTATCATGTATAACCCACTCTACGTCTGGAACAAGATTCTCTATAGCCTTCTTACCGTTCTCAATCTGCTCGTCAGTGACCTTACCTCCCTGTTCACTCTCATCAAATAGCTTATTCAAAGCCTCAAGTTCTGTATCAACGTCTTTTGTAAGAGACGCAGTGTCAGATAGTTTAGATCCATCTGGCATATAGAAGTACTCAGGATTAAAATCTCCCCACTCCTTAGTTCCGTGCATGGCACCTTTAGATTCTGACATCTGAGGTATTGCCTTCTGCTTAGTATCAACTAAAAACTTAGCCATCTCAACGTCAGTAAGTGGTCTAGACAATTTAACAGATAGCGTTAGTTCTTTATTTTCTTTACCGTCTATCTCGCTTATAGCCTCATGAACTCCTTGATCCAAAACCTCTACTCCCTCTGGAAGCATAGATATTACATCATCCTTATCCATTAAGTCTTGAGTGGTTCCTATATTTAAACCAATGTTTAAATACGTGCCTTCTGGGGCATTATCTAATGACACATCGTCTGTTCTTTCATAAGCAGCAACTGGAGCCTCTGTACGTCTCTTTCCTGGCTCATAAGCCATAGCCTCGTTGTATTGGTCCTTTAATTCTTGAGGTATATCTGACTCGTCAACTAACTTTTTAATTTCTTCATCAGTCATGTTTGGACGCGAAAAATTTACGGCCTGATACAACTCATCATAATTTCCAGCTTGAGATCTAAATGATCTTATAGCTTCCTTCGCCTCGCTTATCTTACTCTGTTTAGACTTAGGAATAACAGACTTGAATCCCTTCTCTCTATTTCCAACGTACTCCTTCTCAAAAGGTTTAGTAACTGTGTTACCGCTAACCTCCATTACGTCAACAGGGGTTAGTTTCTGTGTAGTCTGTGCACGTGTCTTTCCATTACCCCACTCACCAACAACCATCTTGTATCCATTATCTCCAGCAACTTTTGTTATCCAAGCAAACTGATCGTTTGGAGAGAACGCCATGTTAGGATTTGCCTCCTTAAACTGTCTCTCTGCCTCGTCATAGAAGTTGTTAGGATCAGAGTTAAAGTCATAAACCTCAGACTCTGGAACCTTCACCACGTGCTTGTTTCCGTTCACCATGCTCTCGCTGTCATTTGGATCAGTATAGAACATAGCCACACCACCTACTCGTCCAATAGCAGCCTTCTCATCTCTAGATGTTACGTTTCCTGCGTTCGATCCGTACTTAGACGGGTCTATAACGTCAAGTGTGGTTGGAGATACGTGGTAGAACACAAAATTACCTTCACCATCCTGAGTCATGTTTGCGAAGTTAGAAGATGTCTCTGCTGTAACAACTGGCTGTGTAGTCTTAATCTCTTCAACAACAGGCTCTACTTTTGCTTTAGATGCCTCAGTTATCTTAGCGTCTATATCAGCTATCTCCTTGTTTATATCTGGATGAAATGCGGTGTCTATATTTTTCTTCTTCTCTTCTAGCTTATTCTTCTGAACTAGCAAGTCAATCTGATCAGCAGTCACAGTCTCTGGTGCCTTAGCCACAGCGTTAGCAACATCTGACGCAAACTTGTATGCCTCATACAGTGTCTCCTTTGTCTTCTTGTCTGTGAGTGGAGACTTTATCTCTCTAGCAAATATGTCTTGTATGTCTGCTATGTTGTTGTAAACACCTCTGTATATATCTTTCTTGCTCTCACTTAACTTACTTGGAATAGCTACGCCACCAAGTGCACCAGACATTATTACTGTGGATGCAGCAAGCTCCTTCTGCTTGGCTAAATTAAAGAACTCAGAGTTCTTGTGGTTTAGAAGCAACGAGTACTTAAGTCCATCCTCTACGGCAAGAGTAAACTCCTCCTCGCCAAGTTCTCCAGCAATATTTTGAAAGAAATCCTTTGTTACTGTCTTTGCGGCCTCCTTTGTTGCAGCCTTCTTTAAGTTACCCTTGAACGCCTCCTTGATGCTTGATCCAACTGGAGAGTCAAAGAACTTAATGTCAGGCATAATTTTTTCTGAAACACCTTCAGCAGTTGACATTACATTAGCATAAACAAACGCATTAGCATCTGTCATACCTAAATCCTTGGCCTGCTTATAGTTGTCCCCAATTGTCATCTTATATGCTGTCTCTGCTGCAATTAATTCATCCCTGAACTGCTTGTTGTTCTTAGGATTAAGTAGCTGAGACATCATTGACTGAGGAGAACCCTCTATTCTTCCATTCTTCACGTCGTTAATTATCTTTAACGTGAAAGGAAGTGTGTTTGCTAGTGATCTAGTTATAGACCTGTACGATAAGTTAAGGTTTCCTTTGTCATCAACTATATTGCCTTCAGCAGACTTCGAGCTTGGCAAAAAGTTATAGTTTGTTGCGTCGTTAATTAAGTCAAGCGTAGCCTCTATAGGCGTGTAGTCGTCTGGATTAGACGCACCTGTTATCTGATTAAATCTTTCGGCACCAAGTAATGCCAGTGTAGGTATACCTGTTGCGCCCTTAGCAAATACACTACCCATTCCCTCTACAAATGTAGATACAGCATCTAAAGTCTCTGGTAAAAATCCTTCATACTTTGACAGTATTCCCTCGTCAAGTTTCTTAGATTCTTCTGTAGACTTGAAGTTATTCTTTAGCATATTTCCAGAGAAGTCAATAGCTAACTGTGCGTTAAATGCATCGTTCTTAGCCTTTAACTGGTCCTGAATTAGTTTCTTCTGCTCTGTTGAAATGTTTGGGTTGTCCTTTACATTCTTTATGTAGTCGCTAACCTCTGACTTAAGTGATGCGTACCTTTCATTCAGTACGTCAGTCTTTGCTGAATTTATTAGCTGTTCTTTTGCCTCCGTAGGAAGAGAACCCTTGGCCAACTTCTGTTTTTGTTCCTGTGGAAGTTTATCAAATGAGTCTATGAGCTTGTCCTCTACATCCTTACTTAGATTTATAACCTCAGTATTTGCAAGGGTATACTTTCCATCTGTAAACGAACTAACCAACCTCTCTATAGGTCTAGTAAATGTCGTCGTCTCTTTTTTTACTTCCCTAAGTGCATTCTCTACTGGTTTGTACTCCTTATCTAACTGAGCCTTTTGTTTTTGAAGGTCTTGATAGGTTCCGTCTCTCTTTATTTGCTCAATATCGATACCAGCCTTAAGGTACTTATCCTCAAAGTTTTTTATTTTATTCTCTACAGCCCTCTTTTCATCTGCTACAACTCTATAGTAGCTCTTTGTTTCTTGACCAAGTGGAGGTGACTGAATAAGAAGCTCTCCCTTACTAACCTCAGTTTGTTTTTGTATTTCCTTTTCTCTTGGCTTCTTAACCATGTAGTCTGGAGCAGGCTTAGCCTTCATAGACTTCAGTTGTTCAGGTGTAAATCCAGTGAAAATACCCATCTTAGATTTTCCATCTAAACCAGCAGAAGCCTGTTTATTTTTTGGTACATAACGATAGTAATCTCCAGACGTATCAAGATTATACTTGCTTCTAAAATCAGCACCTTCTTTACTATTGTACCAATCTATTTCTTTTTGAACAGTTGGATGATTTTTAGATTTCATGAACTCATATACTCCATCTTTATTAGGATAAGATGTAAGTAAATGTGCTTTAGGATCTTTTACAAAAGCATCTAAATCTTTTTTAGGAGCTAATTCATAAGCTCTTTTTAAATTGTAAGTAGATATATCGTTCTTAGTTTTAGGAACTGTCTTATACCATTCTTCAAAAGGAATTTTATTATTAGGTTCTCCATCTAAACCAGCCGAAGCCTGTTGATCTGGCTGTTGACCTGTAACCGCAGAAATAAGTCGCTCCTTCTGTTGTGCACTTGATACCTGCTGTTTTTCTTGAGAAGTAGGCTGAGAAGATCCTTTTTTTTTTTGATTAGGAGCAGACACAAGTCCGCTAAAATCATTGAAGTCACCAAGTTTCTTTGCACCAAATGAGTTATAGAAGTCCTTTTGGTATGCCTTGTCTGTCTTGATTAAATTTTTAAAATCATTAAAGTTACCAAACTTAGATTGGCCCCCTAGTTGATTATATAAATCTTGGATATATTTTTCGTCCATATATTTATTTATTTTTTGCCTTTACGATTAGATGCGTTGAGATCTGGTTTCTTATCTGATTTTTTATTAGCAGTTTCATTTCTAGAAGCCCTAATCGCAGCGTCATCCTTCTTCTCGTCATACAACTCCTCCCAACTTCTTAAATACCTACGTTTTTTTGGACTATATATAGAGTTTGCAAATATATTCATTTCTGCTATATCTACTATCGTTCCTTTCTTACCAGTTATACCTCCTTCATTAGTAGATATCGTGTATGTTGACGTTGATGATTGTTTTTTTATTCCATTTTCATCGTAAGCATCTTCACTTGACTTCACCTCTACATCCATCTCCATGTGTCCAGTTGTTGGATCTATGGTTATTGACTTCACAACTTTGTTATTTCCAGTCGCCTCATCTACAATAGATACATTTGATATGTATCTCTGAGCTGGTATGTACTTACCGAATCGTTTTAGAGATGAACTATGTACAATATCATTTGTACTTGGAATATCTGGAGTTTTTTCTCCACCGCCTCCACTTCCTCCGCCCCTAGGACTAGGTCTATTCTCAACTTGAGTCTCCTTGTACCCTAGTTGTGACTTGATGACTCTCTTAATTGCAGCCTCTCCGTCAGCAATCTGTTGATCTGTCAACTTAGGCTGAAGTACTCCACTTGATGTTTTAACGAGCAGAATCTTAGATGGATCGGCAGCTGCCTCCTTTTCATCCTTTGTGTACGTGTAGTTCTTGTCTGTGACAAAGTCTGTAAGTACGCTTGCCATTCGTAGTGGAGTGGACGCAACAGCACTTGATATATCTTTAGATAACTTGTCAAACTCAGGTCTTGCAGTAGGATCCTCAACGGTCCAAAGACCGTATCCACGTCTAGCATCCATCATTCTTGTAAACTCCTTCATCTTTCCAGTGAACTTTCCAACCTCGTCCTCGACCTTCACCTTAGGATCAAAGAAGTTTGTTCCTCCCTTGATCCATGAAGTCTCAAGTGTATTCTTGGTGTCTATCTTTCCATCCTTATCTATAACAGCGATGTAACCCTTGCCGTCAGGTGGGTTGAAGTACATCGTCTTGTTGCTAAGATCTGAAAGCTTACCAAGCTCTGCCTGCATGTAGTCAGAGTACTTAGATAACTCACCCTTCTGAGACATCTCCTGATACTTCAAGAAGTTGTCCTGTAGCGTCTTCATGTACGTGTTGACGTCAGAAAAAGATGAGGATGTGTTTTGTTTAATTATATTGAACTGCTCACGAGTCATCTGACCAGATGTGTACTTCTTGTAAGCGTCGTTAAGTAGTGTCTTTGCCTGGTAGCTAGCCTTTGTGATGTACTCATTACCAGTCTGGTTCTGACCTACATTCATGGCATTTATCTCCTCAAGTGCCTTCTGAGTGTCTGTAGCCTGTTTCTGTCTAGTTGCCTCTCTAGCTGCCTCGTTGGCGTCTAGGTTCTTGTTTAAGTTTGTAAGTATACCTCCCCAGTTTACTGTTGGGGCTGCCGTTACCGTTGCGCTATCTACGTATCCTGCGTATTCCATGTGTTATTGTTTTATAATAAATTTATTATTATATGGATTAGGAAATAAATTATAATTAGAGGACACCGATTGCATAGGATTGTATTGAGCAGGACTAGTAAATGGTTGATATGTTGGAAATGAAAATGAAGTATTTTGATCAGCAAACATAGATCCAACTGGACTCTGACTCTGCGTATTCACAAGATTAATTCCTGTACCTGTAACGCCAGATATGTTAGCACCTGTATTTGATATTGCTGGCTGTTTCTTATATTCATTACGAGCAGCATCTAATCTTGTAGCAAAGTCAGTGATTCCTGTAGCAGCTGAAGTTAATGCTCCAATCTCTGCCAAGTTAGCAGCCTGTGCCGCCTTCTGTGCACCTAAAGCTCTATCCTCATATATCTTTGCAAGATCATCTGCACCAAGCATTCCCTCCTGAGCCTGTAACTTACTTAGTTCAAATTTCTTTTGAGCCATCTCATCTGTTAGACCTGCAATTTGATCAACACCAACGGCTTGAACCTTACCTATATTACCTAAATTTAGTCTAGTGTCACCCTCCTGTAGAGCTTCAATAGCTTGCTTTTGTTGAGCTGTACCCTCACGAAGTGCTCTATTGTATGCCTCCATAGGTATCTGAACCTTATCAAAGAATGCCTGCTCCTGCTGCTGAATACGCATCTTTGTAGCAATCTCTGCTACCCTTTGTGCCTCTCTCTCATTTGCTGCCTGTTGTGATGCTTGAACTAATCCCATACCAGTCTGAAGTAGGTTCACTCCAAGACCCACAAACGGTAGTGCTGTACCTGCTGCAGATAATCCTACACCTGACGCATCAGATGTATCCGATGCTGTTTTAGCTGTTGTTGCTGCTGCATCTTTACCCATATCTATATTTTTTTTATGTATTCGTTAATTCCTTTTGCGCTAATAGTGTAGTCAGACGTCTCGTATAGTCTCTTCAAAACTGGCGTACCACTGACCGTCATCACTATCCTAGCACCTATTCCATTCATGTGTGACTCCACCATATCCAGTAGGTACTCTAACGCACCGTTACGCTGTACCTTAGTGCTCTTTTTATTTCCTGTAACAAAACCAATCCAACACAAGTCGGAGTCTCCAAAGTATACAGGTATGGCGTATAGATCCACACCGTCGTTACTAACCACAAACACCCTCTCAGGTAGTGATGTTATAGAGACGACTGGAAAATTCCAGTCCTCCCACCACTCGCAGAGCGTGTCGTAGAAGTCGTACTTACTCTCTAGCCTGTAACTAAACATTGGATTAAATTTCTACAAAGATAAGAAATTTTATGGATAACTTTTAAATATAGATGAAGATATAGAGAATATCTCTGTCCTCGCCTGAGAGTCATTGGTTATCTCAAACTGCATGTAGTATCCACTTGCACCATAAGACTCAGCTATACTATTCTTGATATAAAGCATGAAGTCATTAGCAGATGGTATAGAACCTCCAGCGACAGTTGTATTTATAGTTATTGTGTTACCTGTGGTTCCGACTATATCTCCAACCTTTACAACAGTTCCAGCGTTGTTCTTGTACATAGTGTCTCCTACGCTTATTATGGTTCCTATGTTAAACGTGAACGTCAGAACAACAGCAGCTGGATTGGTTGAGTTTACAGATGAAACAGTACCTACTCCCTGTACTGATCTCATCCTTAGGTCGTTACTTGATATTACAGGACTACCTATGTCGTTACGTCTTATGTATGCAAACCAGTTACCCTCCTTAAGCTCGAACCAGTCCTTGTCTATACTTCCAGTTCCAAGGTCTGTGATGACATTACACGACCACGAATCGTCTCCGTCTATCGATATTGTCTTGAAGTTCTTGACTATGGCCACATCTGGATTGAACACGCTCGTTATGGATGTAGGAGTAAACGAACCATAGAATGTGTTTCTATCTTCATTTGAGTTATGTCTGTACAACTCTCCGTTCTTAAACGTGTAGAAGTAGCTGTTCATGCCGACCATCATCTCAGGGATGAAGGAGTAGAAAGATACCCATCCTGCAACATTTTCACTGTATGTAAGTGTCTTTTCCATGTATTAGTCTAGGGATATAACCTCAACGTGAATCCTTAAATCTTGAGTAGCACCACCTGGCTCCTCTTGTATGTAGTAGAACTGAGTTGTACTAAGCTTCTTAAATGCAGGGCAGTATATCTCCTTATCTCCACTGTAACTACCTAAACTCTCAACATAGAATCTAACGTAATAGTTTATTGATGGCATCGGTGTTGTTAGAGTAACGAGTACACCACTACTTGCAGTACCAACAGCAGAAGCTATATCTCCACTGACAGCTAAACTAGTTCCGTCTGGAACTGGAAGATTAACTCCAGTCATATATCCAACGTAGTTGTTCTGTGTCTGTGCGTAGTCCAGTATTGCAGTCTCTACCTCTCTATGCTCAGTGGCTGTTATATTTGATGCGCTGGCAAGTTTTGTGTTTATCAGTGTTAATACCTGTGAGTAATTCATTTTCTTATGTTTTAGTTTATTGTTGTTGAATAATCTGCTGGTGAGTAATCTTCTGAAGTGTAGTCAGGTTTCCTGTAGTCCCACACCAAGTATAGGTAGTACGGACCTGGACCCTTATCATATGTAAAGTTTGCTCCGTAGTTAAATGAAATCAATGGAGTCGCTGTACTTAGAAGAGGTATAAGTGTCTCAAGGTCTTCCTCTCCATAGTCTACATCAGATGACAGATACTTGAAAGAGTTAACTCCTTCTACAAATATATACGTATCATCGACGTCCTTTTGAGAGTACATTACGACCAAACTCTCGTCGGCAGGTATTGTACCGTTAGACATAAGACCTGTCCTCTGTGCAAACAATGAAACTCCTGTCTCACTAAACGTTATAGGATCCACATTATACGGACTAACGTACTCATCTAAAATCCATCTGTATGAGTTTGTTATAGTCTTACCCTCGTCGTCAGGAGAGCTCAACACTATTCTCTTGACAGTAAGTGTATACGTCTCTGGACAGTTTATTGTTATTGTATAAGAAGCCTCGTCAGGATATATAGTAACTGTTGCCTTATTTGAAGATAGGTCTGCTTTTGTAAAAGATAGAGTACCATCTCCTGAAACAATATCATCTATAACATCGGTACCATTATAATTTATAACAATAGTTCCGTTGCCTACTGTGAAGTTATAGTCTATACTAACAAGACCTATAATGTCTGTAAGCTCTAACTCAAATGAGTACTCAGCACTTGATTCCTGAACAGATATCGTGGTTCCACACGCGTAAGAGTCTAACTGAACAGGAAGTAAGTTTTCATTAAATGAAAGAACATACTCACTCATGTACGGATCATATCCACCAATCTTTTGGTTATAGAACGTATTCTTAAACGAATCCCTAAACCAAGACTTAAGACCTAGTTCAGATATAACAGACACCTGATCGGAGCTTGCTCCATCTCCCTTTAAGTTTATAACTGCCGACCTCTTGATGTCTGTAAAGAAGACGTCATTACCGTACACAGCAAAGCTCTCAGGGTTGTGGCTAATACCGAACTCCTCTGTCCTTGATATCTGAGTACCAAGTACCTCTGGAATGGATGTAATTGCACCACCACCTGCCGCGTCAGACAGTAAATTCTTTCCAGCCAGCACGTAAGATATCTTATCCTCCTGTAGAGTTAGAATGTCTGTACGTCTAGCGTGCATCTTGTTTATAGGTCCGAACGACTTCTCAAGTGTCTTAAAGTTTGCAAGAGCAAGGTTAAACTCGTTGAGCTTGTTTACATTTGTCTCTGCGTTGTATACTCCACTGTAGGTCATATCTGCGTACCTATGAGCCTCCTTGAAGTCCTCCTGAGATACAGCAGTAACCCTTGAACCTAAGTAGAATGGCATACCAAGCAAGTTATCTCCAATCTTATAGCACTCTGCACCGTTTCCAAACGCGAAGCAGTTGAAGAAGTTTAGGTTGACAAGTGCTGGTGTATTTTCTGTCTGGTAAGTTCCGTCGCTACTCTCGTGAAATCTATTCACAACTCTAAGGGACTGACTACCCTCGTAGAACGTCTCTCCATTAGAGTCAAGACCTTCTGTCTCAAATATGATGTTATCAGGAGCCAATGATATATCTATATAACCATCAGCATTGTTATTATTTCCTCCTAAATTAGGTATATTACTACCCCACATTAGTTTCATTTGACCATTTGTAGTGTTGTATTGAAATTGAAATATATTTTCAAAATATTGAGTAAAAAAGTTAAAAGAAGTAACGTTTACTAAATTTTGGTACTGATAAAATGCTATATTACTAAAAGGATCTTCAAAAGAAATATTCTCTCCAATAACAAAGTCATACATGTTATTGTAGTTTCTATTTGCTATAAAAGGCTTCTCAAATGTGTACTCATACGTAGCTCCTGAATTAAAAATATCACCACCATATCTTATATTGTGAAATCTAAACTTAACTCTACTACCAGCTGGTATAGCTATTGGTCTATACTCTAATGAACCTGGAGTTAAAGGATCGTAATCTGGATTTTCTTCTGAAAGATCAGTAAATCCACCTATAGCTCCAACTGGATATACAGCTTGAATTTCTGTTTCTCTGTGTACAAAAGATGAATCTGTAGTACCAGCTGAAAAATTAGAAGCTCTAAGCTGCATGTATACACCTGGAACCTCAATAACTCCTTCAGCGTCAGGTCCAGATAAAAAATTCTCTAACTGTACTTTTATATCTAGAACCTTTACACGTATAAGATTTGTAAGAGGTCCATTTGAGTCTGCCTTTACAATTAAGAAGTCTCCAACATTAACCTTACTAACATTATTCCCTTCAAGAAGAAACCACGTAGTGTTACTAACTCCGTCTGTGTAGTATATGTTTGAGTATATAATCTCATATTCTGTCTTTGACGGTTTTATAACAAACTTATAGTAGTCTGCCCAAGAAGGAGCAAGAACTCCTGCTGGTATTGTTACGTCTATACTATTCTTATTATCTGATGTATTTGCATTAAAAAATACTGTGTTATTATTAGCAACAAGTGCGGTAGAGCTTCTAAGATACTTATCCATATACACTATCGCAACTTCGTAATCTCTGTTACTGTGCAAGCTCTTAAATGATTCAAGCTTAGAATAAGACGCAGTTGATCCATTATCTTGGAAGTACTCGTACACAACATTTGAAGGGTCTGACTCTTCATAATACTTTGCAGCTAATAATTGTATATAGAAGTATGTATCAGTAATACTGTCCTGACTTATCTTAAATGCTTCATTTAAAGAATCTATTCCAGTTCCAGCCTTATCCCATCCAGCCTTAGGTTCTATGTAGCAGTTAAAGTCATCTGTAAGAGATAGTCCATCTGCACAATCTGCTATTGGCAGTGTAGGTTGTGTTGTTATAGTATTTATAAAAGCGTCTGATGTAATAAGTTCATTAACGCTTGCGTAGTCTTGAGGCAAAACAAATGAAATACCTCCATTAAATAAATTTAAAGGTGAAGTATAGCTTGAGTCATCTCCTTCAAATGAGTTATGATCTATAAATATAGACAAACCTATCCTAGCTCCTTCTGTTAATTCACATCCTGTTAGATCAAACTTTATCTTTGAATTTGTTATAGGTCTAACAACACCTTCTATTAAATAATTACTAGAAAACAACGAAACTGGAATCTCTCTAAACCCAATTTTTTCTGAAACTTTTGTAAGTTTATAGTCAATTGTTGTGTCGATGTCGTATCCGTCTACGTAGTTACCGTAAAATATTCGGTTACCCATGGTAGTCTGAGTCTTGGCAAGTCTTGGTACGTTGTCGAATAATCTTAGGAGCTCGCTCTCGGTAAGGGCAGTGTATATCTTTTGGTTTGTAAAGTTTATACTCTCAATGTCATTATCTAACCATCCCTGGTCGTGCTTGTCGTACTTATCTATTACGTTTACAATGTTTGAGTCGGATAACTTAAAACACAAGTCAATACCGACAACGTTGCTAGGACCAGTGTTAAAACTTACGTTGACACTGTTGTATGAATTAAACATTCCGCTGTTCTCAAAAGTCTCGTAGTTTATACCAAACTCACCAGGTGTGAACGCAATGTCGCTGAACTGAGACAAAGCACTGTACTCACCGTCCTTGTACTTGTACCTATAGGCAAAAGATATGAACTTATCGTCCATAAAGTTTTGACCACCAGACTTCTCAAACATTGATAGCGTTGGTGAGTTTATTGGAGGAGCAACGATAACATTTATGTCGTCCTCTGTTATCTGATCTACACCAGCTATAGGATTTGCGTAGTTTGAATTTATATTTATTCTTCTTGGTGGATTGTAATTATCAGTCCAAAATAAAAGATCATCTATAAGATTTATACCATTTATTAAGTACGTCTGATTAAAGTTAAGTACAGAAGTAGATATGACATGGTACACAAGTACGTTATTACTTGTGTTAAAAGATAGAACAAGATCTACTCCTCTACCTGGATCGCAAACGAACCAGTATATAGTCTCTGTTCCTCCATCCTCGTACACTCCAATACACTTAGCTTCATTAGAAAGAGGTATGTTGTCATACATTAGAGAGGTCAACTTTACGTTCCCCTTTGTGTTCTCTACTGCACCGATACTATTGTTCTCAGTAGATCCCATCCTAATGTTAAGCGCATCTACGTATTGACCAGATGGAAGTATTCTCTCATCATAGTCCTTGTTCATCTTCCCAGCTATAAAGTTTTGACTAGCAGTGTTTGCCATACTATTTAATCCATTTGTCTCGGCCCCTCATGTTCATCAAGAGTCTACCTGGGTGAATATTACTCAATCTTATCTTTGCGTTTCTTAGAAGGGCTGTCTTGTCCTTCTTGGCTCTCTGTACAACGTACTCTTGTATGTTTACCTTTCCATTTAGTATAGCGTACTTGATGTATGCGTACATGAACTCCTCGATTAGTTTATTCACCGTGATCAAAGAGTCGTCTCCGTTCTCCATACCATCAGATATGTACTCAAGTATACACAGCTCGTTAGCCATACCAGAGCTAAAGTTTATAACCCCAGACTTCTTGTCTATTCTGTACGTAGGGTTTGTGTTTGCAGTCTCCGTGTTTAGACCAAACCTCGCACCGATGTTATACTCGAAGTACCATGAGTCGTTGTAGCAGTAACCCTCAGATCCACTGAACGGTCCACTGCCGAGGTACATAGTCTTCTGCTTGTCCGTTATCCTGTCATAATCAATGATAGAGGTCCCCTCAAGTACATTTCCATCCTGATCAAATAGTACACGACAGTTATTGTCTTGAAGGTAACTGTTACTATAATTCGTCTGAATATTTTCTGTAAGCGGTCTAAGAACTCCATCCTTGTACAAAGAGATTCTGACATAGTTAACGTAGTTGTTTGGTAGGACAAATTTTAAGTCGTCGCATATACTGAACTCAAGTACCTTAATCTCCTTAAGCGCGTCGTAGTTTATCTCCTGAATTGCTCTCTTTGCGTAAAACAGAACGTCGTACACGTTGACGTTATTTATAAGCTTGTCGTTCCCGACGTACATCAACATAAAGTTATTCACTATGTCCTGTAGAGAGACGTACTGGTACGATCCCCAGTTCTCAGACTCGTTAGTCGCTCCTGAGTTCTCGTAGTATTGGTATCCTGTTAAGTATGCCATTATCCTTCTTGTTGTTTATTTTTCATTTCCTCTTGGTTCCCGAACGTGTATAGGTCACCCTCTCTTATAGACATACCCGCGTACTGTAGTATCTTAGCCACCAAAAGAGGCTCGTCAGTGTATGGAAGCTCAAAGTCTTGGTAGTCAGTTGCGTTCTGAAAAAACACAGGCTCTCCTCCAGACAAAGATATGTATGTCCACTTAGGATCAGCTGGTACCCTGATGTACTGAGCCTTTATGTTTGTCTGTATCGTGCTTGGGTACACCGTTATACTATCACCCTCAAGCGTGTACGAAGGGTAAAGCACAGAAGGTGACGTCAGGTTAGATGACAGAAGGTTCAATACCTTGTTCTGAGAAACCTTTCCTACCTCCTTTGTGTTGTTGTATCGTATCGTATTTAGGTAGTAATAGTCGCTAGGAAGAGCGAACTCACCTGCGGAATACGTAAGTGCAACCGTACTAGAGAAAGTCTCTATTACCTCCTCTAAGTTCTTAACGATATTTGCGTAAGAACTATTTGAAGCTCTATTGTTTTGTCTAATTATCCAGTTGTTGTACTGGTAGAAGTAATCCTCAAATATATCTAACTGAGCCTGTTTAGCGTACAAGTTGAAGTCCTCAGGTGTAATATACCCAAAGTTATTCTTGTTAGCCACAGACATTACGGTAGATCTCACCGAATTTATCATGCTCAAAAACTTTTTACAAAGATAGCAAAAAAAAAGCACTCCGTTCAGAAGTGCTTCTTGTTCACGTTTTCGTGAACGTTCAAATATAATGAACGCTACTGCAACTTATTCTCTAACAGTCGAAGTACCTCGATACCCTCGTCCGTCTGTAGATAAGATGCCAATATGTAGTTACTGTCCTCTCCATAAGGAACGGTCAATAATTTTTTCTTATTTTGTGGGAGATTGAAGTAGATATCTCTACCCTTGTTCTTCAGTCTCAACAAATCATTCTCGAAGAACTTAGCGCAGGTATTCTGCAACTGAAGCATAGGATCGTTCAACATCTCTAAGAACGTGATAGGATTCTTCTTGGCGTACACCAAGACATCTCTCTTAAGTTCAGATGTAGACATTCTATCGATCTTAGATCCAAGCAATACCCTGGCCACAGACTCAAGCATATCTAAGCTTAAATCCCTTGCTGTGATCTGTGCATCTAACTCATTTGATAGTCTATCAACCTCAGACGTTGCGTCCTTTTCAATGTTTACCTCCTCGAAAACATTCCCATTATCTGGGTGTAACGATAAGAACTCCTGAAGTACAGGATTATTCTGAGGAACAGAAAGAGCACCATCTGTAAATACTATTGGTTCTAAAATAAAGTTTCCGTCCTGCTCATCCTCGAAGGGTGATTTCTGGTTTCTTGCGTATCTTAACGCTCTGTTTGTCTTTCCGTCAAAGTAGAATAACGGGTAACGACTTGAATTTCTTGAAGCCAACATAAAGGATAGTGGCTTACTCTTACTCTTTAGGACATAGATCTTGTCCGTTGGTGTAGCATTTGCTTTCATTTGATATGATTTAAAATTTATTTATAAAAAAAATATACAGAGCCTCACTGATGAGGCTCTGTGATATTTCAACTATTCTTATCCTTTGAAGATGAAGAAGTTATTAGCACCTAAAGTACATAAAGCTCTCTCTGATAAGAAGTGAACTTCCATAGCATCTAAGCTAGAGTTAGAAGCACCACCAGCAGAACCAGTAATCCAAGTTTTGTAACGTCTGTCTTCAGTCTCAGATGCACGGTAACGAACGTGTAAGAACGGACGTTTAGCGTTTTTACCTAAAACTTGATCGTAAACTGTAGTAGATCCAGCAGGAACTAACACACCATTGATAGCACCACCAACGATTCCACCACGTAAAGCAGCGTCGTTTAAGTACTTCCAGTCAGTCTTGTAGAAATCATAACCTCTACGGAATCCTGAGAAACCTAAGTTCAAGGCCATGTCCTTGTCGTTATCAAACAAACCGTATGATGTACCATTAGCTCCGTAAGAGTTTTGTGATGCCAACATATCGTCGATGTCGAAAGAGAACTGACGGTTGATGAACAATACGTTCTCGTCGATAGCTCCTTGTTTGTCTAAACGTTGGATGATAGCGTCGAAGTCAGCCAATGTAGTTGGGTTACCACCAGACCAAACGTTACCACGGTTGTTAACAACGTAGAATAAACCTTCAGATCCTTTGTTTCCAACTTCTCCAGTAGTAGCAATAGCTCCAGAACCAGCCTCAGCAGGTACAGCCTCGATCATTGCCATCTCCAAGTAGTCCTCGAAACGCAAACGAGTCTCGTGCTCTGACTTGATGTACCATAAGAAACCTGTAGCACCATTCTCGGTAGTAACCTCAATCCATCCGATCTGAGCCATATCTGATCCAGATACTGCGTACTTGTCTTTGATGATGATTGGGCTGTTCTCGAAGATAG